GAACAGGATTCATATTGGGGACAGCAGTTAGTTGCAAGTCCACAGGTTTACATGGAAATGAACGGAGGTTACTTCCCTGTAACGATAGACGAGAATCAATACGAGTTCAAATACGATAATTTCAATAAGACATTCAATATACAGTTAACCGTTACAGTTGGCAGAGTTATAAACAGTCAATTTAGATGAGGACACAGATATTCATAAATAACGAGGAACTTGATTTAGTAAAAGACATTGATGCTGAATTTACATTCGCTATTGATGACATTGCTGATTTTGGTAGTAAGAATACTACCTTTTCGAAGACAATAAGCATTGCAGGATCAGCTCAAAACAATAAGGTATTTGGATTCATATTTGACTTAGGTAATTCTAATTTCACAAATGATGACAATACGAATGTTAACTATGACTTTAATGCTTCTAAGGTTGCACCTTGTAGGATATTTGTAGATGGGATACAGATATTTAAAGGGGTATTGAGGATAATGGAGATCGTAATCACAGGATCAACTATAGAATATCAATGTTCCGTTTATGGGGATTTAGGAGGATTTATTTCAGCTTTAGGAAACAAGAGATTAGAAGACTTGGATTTTTCTGATTATAACGAAGACTGGACACTCGCAAACATTACTGGCAGTTGGAATAACATAAATGCTTCAGGGGTTTATTATCCTTTGATTGATTACGGAAACGTAACTTCAAATAATGTTGATTTTGACTTTAAGGCTTTTAAGCCTGCTTTGTATGTTAATGAATATTTAAAAAAGATTAAAGAAGGTTCAGGATATACTTGGGATTTCCCTTTACTCGAAACTAACCTGCTAAAAAGATTAGTTGTGCCTTCGAATAAGGCAGTTATATCAAACCCGAGTAATTCAGCATTTAATGCAACTGCAAACGCAGCAACTTACACAACAAATCAATATCCGAATTTTACAGTAGTAACTGCAGGGGATTTTACTTTAAGTTCAGGAAATATATACAAATATAACGGAGCTGCGAGTTTACCTTCCACAATAACTCTTGAATTACAAGGTTCAATATTGGACGTATATCCTGATCCACCACCTGACACAAATGTAACAATAAGTTTACAACTTAATGGAGGTACAATATCAAGTCAAACTATTCCTGTTGCATACGAACCACAGGGATTTTCAGTTAGCATAGTTTATAATCATACTTTCGCAACAAATGATACGATTAATGCCTATGTTAGTTCAGAGGCAACTCAATATGAGATCGTTCAAGGTATTTTAAAAGTTGATGCTCCTTCAGGTGCTGATGTACCTGTAAATTATGGAGAGCCTTTATTAATAAACAATGCAATTCCAAGAGGTATATTTCAAAGGGATTTCTTCTTGTCTATTTGCAAAATGTTCAACCTATACGTTTACGATGATCAATACGAAACAAATAAACTTCATATTAAACCTTATATAGATTTCTACGATGGTAGTTTTGTAGATTGGTCAAATAAAATTGATAGATCAAAACCTTTAAGCATTAAGCCAATGAGTGAAATTAATGCGAGGTATTATCAATTTAAATATAAACAAGATAATGACTATTACAATGAGAATTACAGAAAGAAGTACAATGAAGGGTACGGTGATCGTATATACGATACTGAATTTGATTTTGTTAAGGATACTGACTCAACTGAGATAATATTTGCAGCTACAGTATTAAGGCAAAAAGAAAGTACTGATAAAGTATATCCTGCTATTTATAAATTATCAGATAACAACACAAAGACCGATCCTATTGACTCAGTTATTAGGATTTTACAAGCTAAAAAATTAACAGGGGTTACTTCATGGAAATTAAAGAATGGAGCAACTGATTTGGCAACTTTAACAAGTTATGGGTATGCAGGACATTTGGATGATCCTTTTACTCCAACAAATGATATAAACTTTGGAGCACCAAAAGAAGTATTTTTTGATGCAACAACATATCCGACAACTAATCTATTTAATGCTTATTATTCAGACTATATGGCTGAAATTACAGATAAAGATAGCAAGTTGCTAAGTTGTAATATTTTGCTAAACGCAAAAGATATATTGAATTTGGATTTTGGAAAGTTAGTAATGATAGATGGGCAGCTTTTCAGGATTAATAAAATAGAAGGTTATAATAGCATTGATTATAACACAAGCAAAATCGAATTATTGAAAGTAATAACAAAAGTATTCTAATGGCAGAACAATTAAATTTACAGGTTAATGTCACAGGTAATGCCACGCAAAGTGTTGGAAGTCTTAAAAAAGAATTAAGAGAAGCAACTGCACAGGTAGCTTTATTATCTGATAAATTTGGAGCAACATCAAAAGAAGCTGTTCAGGCAGCTAAACGTGCAGCTGAACTTAAAGATAGAATTAGCGATGCAAAAGCATTAACTGATGCCTTTAATCCTGATGCTAAATTTAAAGCATTATCATCATCGCTTTCAGGTGTGGCTTCAGGTTATACAGCTTTACAAGGTGCAATAGGTTTATTCGGGGATAAAAACAAAGAACTTGAAAAACAACTCGTAAAAGTTCAATCTGCACTTGCATTTTCTCAGGGTTTACAAGGATTATTTGAAAGCATTGATAGTTTTAAAAACCTTGCAACTGTAATTAGAACACAAGTAGTCACTGCATTCTCAACATTGAGAGGTGCTATTATTGCAACAGGTATTGGTGCTTTGTCTATCGCTCTTGGTTTACTTATAGCAAACTTTGATAAAGTAAAAACTGCTTTATATAAACTCATACCTGGTCTTAAAACAGTTGGTGATTTTATAGGTGGTATTGTAGATAAAGTTTCAGGTTATCTTGGTTTTAAAGATGAGGAAGTTAAAAAAACAGTAGAGTCAAATAAAAAGGTTGTAGATGCTGAGGCTGAAAAAGCAAAACAATTAGAAGCTGAAAGAAAAAGAGCAGCAGAAGAAAGAAAAAGAAAAAAAGAACAAGAGTACCAAGAGGAACTTGCAAGATTAAAAAAACAAAAAGAAGATGAATTAGATGCACAACGAGCAGCATGGCAGCTTGAAATGCAAGCTATGGAAAATCGTAGTGATGAGGCAAAAAGAATTGCTAAAGAAGAAAATGATTCAGTTGCTGCATTATTTGAACAAGAAAATCAAGCACAGGCAGATATTCAAAATAAAAGAAGCCAAGAAATATTAAAACAAGATGCTGAAAATAAAAAATTAGCTGAAGACACAATTAAAAGAGAAGAAGCAAAACGTGATGCTTATTATATGTCCGCAACTGCTCTTGGGCAATTATCTGAAGTAGTTGGACAAACAACAGCAGCAGGAAAAGCTTTATCATTAGCTCAGGCAATCATTAATACTTATACAGGTGTTACAGAAGTGCTTGCAAATAAAACGGTAATTCCTGAACCATTTGGTACAATACAAAAAGTAGCTTCAGTTGGGATGATTCTTGCAAGTGGTTTAAGTGCTGTTAAAAATATAGTTAAAACACCAATAGCAGGTAAAGGAATGGGTGGTAGTGTTCCAACAGGCAGTTTAAATATGAATGCTCCTGTTGTACCAATGAATAATATTCCGACAACGAGAATCGATCAATCAAGTATTAATGCAATAGGAAATCAAGCGGTCAGAGCATACGTTGTTGAAACTGATATGACATCAAGCCAAAAGAGAATTGAAGCTATCAAGCAAAAAGCACGTTTTGGTTAAGTTGAAACTTTTATAATAAACAAACATTTATAGTTATGGAATTACCATTATTTGAATTAATGATCTCTGAAGACATGAATGATGATGCAGAGGTTAATTATGTTGCGTTGGTAGATAGACCTGCCATTCAAAAGAATTGGAATGCTTTTAAAGATAAAGTTAATTTCGAAATTGTTTCAGAAGATAAGCGTATCATTAGTGGCCCTCTTATGTTGGCTGATACCCCTATTTTTCGCAGCGATAGTACTCATGGCGATTACTATGTTACTTTTAGTAAAGACACTATTCTTAAAATTGCTCAAAGGTTTTTTAAGAAAGGTTATCAAGCTAACGTGAATTTGGAACATAATCCTGATTTTAAGGTAGAAGATATTGTAATGTTTGAAAGTTTTATATCAGATAAAGAAAGGGGAATACCACCAATGAAAGGATTTGAAGATGCTCCTGATGGATCATGGTTTGGATCGTTCAAAGTTTATAATGATCAGGCTTGGGCAAAAGTAAAAAGTGGTGAAGTAAAAGGATTTTCTGTTGAGGGAGTATTCGAATATAAGAGAGAAAAATCTGCTGAGCAAAAAATGATAGATGATATAAAGGAAATTTTATCATCTGTTAAGTGGTAACTATTTGTATTAATTAACATTTAAAATAAAAGTATGAATCCTAAAGACGCAATACTAAAAATTAAGGCACTTTTCGAAGATATGCCGCAAGTTGAATCTCCTGTTCAAGAGGAAACTAAAGTTCAATTCTCTGAATATACTTTGGAAGATGGTTCAAAAATTCAAATTTCATCTCTTGAAATCGGTGGAGATGTTACAGACGCAGATGGTATGGCACTTCCTGATGGCGAATATAAGCTATCTGATGGTCAAAGCATTACTGTTTCTGTTGGTAAAATTTCCGAGATTTCTTCACCTGCTGAAGATATGCAGCCTGAAGAAGCACCACAAGATATGGAAAAGAAAATGCAAGAAATGGCTGAACATTTTGCTGCTAAAATTGCAGAATTGGAAGGCTTGAATAAGGCATTAAACGAAAAAATCGAAACTATGGAAGCAAAAGCCAAGCAAGGTTTTAGCCAAGTAGTTGAATTAATTGAAGAAATTTCAAAAGTTCCACAAGCTGATCCGATTGAGAAACCACAATCATTTAAGTTTGAGGAAACAAAAGACATTAAGTTTGATAGACTTAATAAATATCGTAACGCAATTTTAAACAATAAAAACTAAGAAAAATGGCTTTTAACGTTTCTGCTCTTGCAGATTACACAGAACAAAACGAAGCATTGCTTGTAACTTCAAGTGTGCTTGGTGCTAAGACTGCATCTTTGATTAAGAGTGCAGGTAACGTAATGGTTGGGGTTAAATCCGCAGAAACCATTAATATCATGGATACTGATGCTGTATTTCAGGCAGGTGGAACTTGTGGCTTCAATGCTTCAGGTGCAACTACCTTCACTCAAAGAACAGTAACAGTTGGTAAAATTAAAGTTAACGAAGCTCTTTGCCCTAAAGATTTGGAAGCAAAGTATCTTCAAAAAGCATTGCCTACAGGTTCAATGTACGATTCAATTCCTTTCGAGCAAGAATTTGCTGATAAGAAAGCTAAGAGAATCGCTGCACAACTTGAAACTGCTATTTGGCAAGGTGACACTTCATCTGCTGATGTTAACTTGAACAAATTTGATGGTTTGGTTAAGTTGATCGGTGCTGCTTCAGGAGTTGTTGCTGCAAACGCATCTACATATATTTCAGGTGCTCCTTTGTCAAGCATTACTGCTGCTAACGTAATCAGCATTTTCGATGGTGTTTACAAAGCAATCCCTGCACAAGTTGTAGCTGCTGATGATATGACTATCTTCTGCGGTCAAGATTTGTTTAGAACATATACACTCGCATTGAAGAATGCAAATATGTTCCATTACTCTTTCGATGGTAAAGCTGATTCTGAATTTGTACTTCCTGGCACTCCAATTAAAGTTGTAGCTGTTGCAGGTTTAAATGGTACAAACAAGATTTATGCTTTGAGATTGAGCAATATGTTCTTGGGAACTGATCTTCTTAACGAAGAAGAAAAATTCGAAATCTTCTACGCAAAAGAAGCTGATCAAGTACGTTTTGTATCTGAGTTCAAAATGGGTGTGAATATCGCATTCCCTGATGAAGTAGTGAAATTCATTCTTGCATAATAAAAAGGGCAGCCTAAAAAACTGCCCTATTTTTAAATAAATAAAACTTAACAAAATGGCTTGTGCTTTAACGCAAGGCTATGCATTAGATTGTAAAGATTCACTCGGTGGTATAACCGAAGTGTACTTTATGGCTTCACAAGATGTAAGCTCTTATACTGTTTCAGGAGGTGTAGTAACTGCACTTTCAAAGAAAGCAGGTAAGAGATTTTACAAATATGAACTCGTAAAGGGCACTTCAAGTTTTGTTGAGAATGTTAATGCATCTGTTGAAAATGGAACTATTTTCTATCAGCAGGAATTGACAATCATTCTTAATAAGCTACAGGCTAATACAAGAAACGAAATCTTGTTGTTGGCTAAGAATCTTTTGGTTGCAGTAGCTAAAGATAACAATGGTAAATATTGGTACTTAGGATTAACTAAGGGATTGGACATAACAGGCGGTTCTGCTCAGTCAGGTGCTGCTCTTGGTGACAGAAGCGGTTACTCTTTGACTTTTACAGGCACAGAGGCTGATCTTTCTCCTGAAGTAAGTTCTACAGTTGCTGGACAATTGGAAACAGCAGGTTCATAATAGATAGTGTTTAAATGGTGAGAGTGCCCTGCCTTTTGGTGGGGCATTTTTGTTAAATTCAATCACTTTTGACATTTATTAGTGTGATTACATTAACGAAAGGACAGATTCAATATATATATTTAACGTTAACAGAAAAGCAAACTATTTCTGCACCTAATTATTTATTTGTGTTTGAACAAAGGTCTACAAATACAGAAGTAAAATTTGTTTTAACTAACGCAAAAGATTTATCTTTATATAAGGATAGATATAATAAGTTTCAAATTAACGTTAATCAATATTTTTTGAGCAAGTTAAATGGTCAATATACATACTCAGTATATCAACAGACATCATCAACCAATACAAGTACAAACGGATTAACACTTTTAGAAAGTGGAATCATGATGCTTGATGGGGATGGCTTTGAATATACAGAGTATGCAACTAAAGACACATATAAAATAAGACAATGAGTTTAGAAAATCAGTTTGTTTTAGTTCAATTTGCAGAAGCCAAGCAGCCTGAATACGTTGAGAAACGAGGTGAAGGTTGGGTAGGATATGGTCATCGTAATGACTATCCTAATTATCTCGTTGAACTATTTAATAAATCAGCAAAGCATAATTCAATTATCAAATCTAAGGTTCATTACATTTGCGGAAACGGATGGGTAGGAAATAAGGATTTTATTGATCATGTTAATAGAAGTGAAAGCCTTGATGATCTTACAAGAAAAGTCAGCACAGATATTGAAATTTTCGGTGGTGCTTATATGGAGGTTATTTGGGGATTGAATAAAGTAGCTGAGATATGGCATATTGATTATACTAAAATTAGGACTAACAAAGACAATACACAATTCTGGTATAAAGAGGAATGGAAAGATAGCAAAGAAAAATACAAAGTTTATCCTGCTTTTAATCCTAAGAATCCACAAGGTAGTCAGATTCTTTATATAAAGGAATACAGACCATATACACAGGTTTATGCTTTGCCAGGTTACTTTGGTGCATTAAATTATATTGAGTCAGATATCGAAGTTTCTAAGCATGTTTTAGGAAATGCAAAGACTGGATTTAGTGCGAGTAAGTTAATCACTCTACCTAATGGAGAACCTTCACCTGACGAGCAAAGTGTGATTCACCGTAAATTTAAGAATACATATACAGGTGCTGATGGTATAAAATATATGCTATCATTTGTAAATGATGCTTCAAGGAAACCAATCATTGATGACTTGGGGCAATCAGATTTGACAAAAGAAGACTTTGCAAATGTGGATAGTCTAATTCAGACTAACATATTTAGCGGTCATCAAATTACAACACCTTCAATTTTCGGTATTGCAGAAGCAGGAAAACTTGGGAGCAGAACTGAAATGCGAGATGGTTATGAGATTTTCAAGAATACCTATGTAAACGCAAAGCAAATGTTTTTGGAGTCAACTTTTAATCAGTTGGCTAATTATGCAGGATATAATGAACCTATGAAAATCATCCCTACCGAGCCAATCGGTATTGAACTTTCTGAAGCTACATTGCTTGCTATTGCACCAAAAGAATGGCTACTCGAAAAAGCAGGTATTGATATTACAAAGTATCAACATGAAACTGTACAACAACCTGTACAAAATCCTGTACAACAATCTGTACAGATGGCACAGCAGTTTGACTTTTCTTCTCTAAATGAATTTGGGGAAAGTAAAGAAAACTTTAATGTATTTAAACAAAGATCATATTTCCAAGAAACACAATTATTCGAGGATGTTTCTCAGTTGCAGTCTAATATATTGGATTTGATAACTAAGGATAAAAGAATCACTCCTGAGGTCATTGCAGACGTTTTAAAGGAAGATATTGGAGTTGTTAAGAGAATACTCGGTGTGATTGAAGATAAAGGTTATATCGTATCTAAAGAGGTTTCTATTGGGAAAGGAGATAATGAGTCAACAATAATCGAAAGAAAACTAACTGCTCCGATTAGTGATATTGTTGAAGGTATGAAACCAAAAACAACTGAATTTTTAATCAGATATTCATACGAATGGAGGCAGGGGTTTAACAATAGTGATATTGATACATCTAGAGATTTCTGCAAATATTTTGTAACAACAGACAAAATGTATAGCAGAAGTGAAATCGAAGCCATGAGTGCAAGACTTGGATACGATGTATTCAGTAGAGGCGGTGGATGGTACACAATACCTGACACAAATAGACACAGACCTTATTGCAGACATGAATGGAAAGCTAACGTAGTAACAAGAAAATAAGATGAGTTTAAACATATTATTCATATCGCCAGATACAATTAAAGAAAGATCAGGACTTCATTACAATGTTGATGAAAAATTGATCAAGCCTGAGATTAAAACAGCACAGGATATTTACATACTTCCTGCTGTTGGATCAGCTCTTTATAACAGACTTCAAAGTGGAGTTGAATGCAATAATCTTACTTGCGATGAAAAGACTTTACTTGATGATTATGTGGTAGATACTTTGGTAAACTATGTACTAAGTGAACTTCCACAAGGTTTGAGCTTTCAGTTTTATAACAAAGGTTTAATTAGAAAATCATCGGACAATACAGACTTGCCTTCAATGCAAGATTTGATTGATATTGCAAATAGATACAGAGCAAGAGCAGAATATTATAAACAAAGATTAATAAAGTATTTGAAGCAGGAATCTGCACAAGGAAACTTTCCTCTTTACTTAAATTATGGATCAGGAATTGATGATATCAAGCCTGACAACGATGCTTACAGAGCATCTATTTGGCTTGGCGATGATTATTGCTATAAAGGTGAAAGAACATTTAAGGAGATGTATCAAGGAAATAAACCAAATTGTTGCAATGAGTAAAAAAGCAAACCTTAAAAACCAAGAGAAACTTAAATTATACCTAAAGAAAAATGAGTCTAACACTAAATCAAATAATAAAACAAATACAGGGATTCGGAACGAGTCATCCACAACTGAAAACAGTCCTGTTCGGAGAGTTCTCAGACAAGTTGGATAGCGATGATATTCTTTATCCTGCAATGTTTTTTGATTTAGGAGCTGCTGCAATAAGCCAAAAGCAAATAACTTATAATTTAAGTTTATATATTTTGGATAGGCATTTGGTTGAAACAGATGCTTTGGAAGTATTATCAGATACAAATCTAATTATGCAAGACATTGTTGCTGAAATTAGAAATAATTCAAATGATTGGGAAACAGGTTTTAATATACCTTTAACTTATTATAGAGAATACGATCCTGATTTTCTTGCAGGAGTTCAAGCCGATATTCAATTAACTTTAGATTCATTAAATAACAGATGTCAAATACCTTAATATGAGTGATTTCAGACCAGCACAATTAGATATACAAATTTGGAAAGGAGATTCATGGCAGCAAACGTTTACGTTAACGTTGGATAGTACACCAATTAACCTTTCAACCGCTGATGTTAAAATACAAATCGTTAGTGGATGTGAAGGAACTGTTGTTGTAACATTGACTGAAGGAGATGGTATTACTGTCGGTGGAGTAAGTAACAATAGCATTATTATAAATAAAGTTATAAGTTTAGACGCAGGAGATTATAAATATGATCTTCAAGTGACATTTAATACAGGAATAGTGAAAACCTATCTTTGGGGTGAATTTTCAGTAACAGATGACATTACTACATAATGAGTACAAACATATCTTCTACCGAACAAATTGTTGAAATTAATGCAGGGGATCAGATTACAAATGTCAATGTTGTTTCTCAATCAACCACGCAAGTAATTTCAGGCGAGCAAGTTGTTGTTATTGACACAAATGCAGGAACTATTCCTGCTGCTTGGGGATCAATTACAGGAACTTTATCCAATCAGACTGACTTGAAAAATGCTTTAGATTTAAAGCAGAATAATATTACTCTTACCACAACAGGAACTTCAGGTGTTGCAACTTTAGTTGGATCAACATTGAATATTCCAAATTACGCAGACACAGGATTAACTTCTGTTGGACTTGCAATGCCTACTGCTTTTACTGTTTCAGGTTCACCATTAACTTCAAACGGAACAATCACAGTTACGGGTGCAGGTACAGGTGCTCAGTATATAAAAGGTGATGGCACACTTGCAACTTTTCCGACAACCATAAACCAATCTTTAACTTTAATCAGGGAGGTTTATAATTCAACAGGAGCAACTTTAACAAAAGGAACTGTTGTTTATATTAATGGAGGTCAAGGTAACTTGCCTACCGTTACAAAAGCTATCGCAACAGGTGACGCAACTTCAGCTCAAACATTTGGTATTGTTCAAAGCAACATAACAAATAATAACAATGGTTACGTTGTAATTGCAGGTGGGATAAATGATTTAGATACACAAGCATATCCTGACGGAACTGCTTTGTATTTAAGTCCAACAACAGCAGGAGCTTTTACTTCAACAAAACCTTATGCACCACAACACATGGTTTATTTGGGTGTTGTTGTTAGGTCACATCCTACACAAGGTGTGATTGAGGTTAAGATTCAAAACGGTTACGAATTATCAGAATTACACGATGTTTCTGCAAGATTTCCTGTCAATCACGATGGGTTATTTTACAATAGCACAAGTGGAGTTTGGGAAAATAAAAGCATATCAGGAGTTTTAGGATATACACCTGTTCCGCAATCAAGAATAATTACAATAAACGGAACTGCACAAGATTTAAGTGCAGATAGAACATATAATGTAGGAACTGTAACAAGTGTTGCAGCTTCAGGTGGAACTGGTATTAGCATATCAGGAAGTCCTATAACTGGAAGCGGAACTATCACTGTAACAAATACAGCTCCCGATCAGATAGTAAGTTTGAGTGGTGCAGGTACAACAAGCATTTCAGGCACTTACCCTAATTTCACAATTACTTCAAATGATGAATTTGATGGTACTGTAACTTCAGTTGCAGCAAGTGGGGGCACAGGAATATCTATTTCAGGAAGTCCGATTACATCATCAGGAACTTTAACAATCACGAATACAGCTCCTGATCAAGTTGTTTCATTAACAGGAACAGGAACAACTACAACAAGCGGAACATACCCGAATTTTACTATAAATTCTGCTGATCAATATACAGGAACAGTAACTTCGGTTGCTGCTTCAGCAGGCACAGGTATTTCAATTTCAGGTTCACCTGTAACTGGTTCAGGAACAATTACGGTTACAAATACTGCACCCGATCAAATAGTTTCAATAACAGCAGGAGGTCTTGCTGAAGTAAGTGGTACATATCCAAACTTTACTGTAAGTGTAAATGACGCATACGGAGGTAGTGTTACAAGTGTAAACGCATCTGTTCCTACAGGGTTTGATGTTAGTGGAGTACCGATCACAGCAGCAGGAACTATTGATATTAAATTTGCTACAGGGTATTCATTACCTACAAATACAAGGCAATCTCAATGGGATGATGCATATACAAAACGAATTGATAATTTAACTGTTACAGGAAGTTCAGGTGCATCAACTTTGGTTGGTAATGTTTTGAATATTCCGCAATATCAAGCAAGTGGTAATTATTTTACAGGGTTAACTGGTGAGGCAACTTCAACAGGTTATAATCCTGCAACAGTTACTTTGACAAATTCTGCTGTTATTGGAAAGGTTTTAACAGGATTAAATATAACAGGAGGTTCAATAGCAGATACAGATAGTATATTATCAGCATTTGGTAAAGTACAAAATCAAATTAATGGATTAATAGGTGGTTCAATATTTCAATCAACTTGGAATGCGAGTACAAATACACCTACTTTGACTTCGTCTATAGGAACTAAAGGTTATTATTACATTGTTTCAACAGCAGGAACAACAAATCTTGACGGAATTACTGATTGGCAAATTGGTGATTGGGCAATATTCGATGGAACTGTATGGAGAAAGGTAGATAATACAGATGCAGTTGTTTCTGTAAATGGTTATACGGGAATAGTGAGTTTGACAACTTCTGATATTACAGAGGGAACAAGATTATATTATACAGATACGAGAGCAAGACAGGCGATTAGCTTGACAACAACAGGTTCAAGCGGTGCTTCAACTTATAACAATACAACAGGTGTTTTAAATGTTCCTCAATATACGTTAACAGGATTAGGTGGGTTTGCAAATCCAATGACTACTCTTGGGGATATTATGTATGGAGGTATTTCAGGAACAGCGACAAGACTCGCAGGAAATACTACAACAGGTAAACAATATCTTTCTCAGACTGGGGATGGTACAAATAGTGCTGCACCTTCATGGTCATCTATTGCAGGCTCAGATATAACAGGAGCTGCATTAACTAAAACAGATGACACAAACGTTACTTTGACTTTAGGTGGCACACCTTCAACCGCACTTTTAAGAGCAGCAAGTTTAACACTTGGATGGACAGGTCAACTTTCTGTTGCAAGAGGCGGTACAGGAGCAGCAACATTAACAGGTGTTTTAATAGGAAATGGAACATCAGCCGTTACAGCAGTCACAGGAACTTCAGGACAACTTTTAAGGAGAAACTCAGGGGATACAGCATACGAATTTTTCACTCCTTCTTACGAGCCAACATTAACTAAAGGTAATTTAACGGAGGCAACAAGCTCAGTTTTAACAATAAGTGGAGGTACTGGAGCAGTTATTGGAAGCGGTACAACTATACAAGTCAAACAAGCTAGTTCAACGGTTAGTGGATATTTAAGTTCAACTGATTGGAGTACATTTAATAATAAGCAAGCTACAATCACATTAACTACAACTGGTACAAGCGGTGCTGCAACTTTTAGCAGCAATACACTTAATATTCCACAATATCAAGCTGCATTAACAAACCCAGTTACGGGAACTGGTACAACTAACTATTTGCCTATTTGGACAAGTTCAAGTGCTATAGGAAGTAGTTCAATGTATTATAGTGAAGGTACAAATTCAAATGAATACACTTTTGGATCAATAGGTGCTGGGAATAAATACAATAATTCAAACTTTAATATTTATTCTAATAGTAATGTAAATTTATATTTACAATTTGGTAGTAATAAATATGCAAATATTTATAATTTATATGGAGATGTAGGAATATCAGTTGCAAATTCAGGGGTTCATAGCACTTTTGATATAATTTATTTTAACGGAACTGGAACTCGTTATGTTGCATTAAACTCTGAAAACGGAGAGGCTTTTAGGGTTAATTCTGATAGGTCATTAAGATTTACAAATTATAGTTCAAATGGATTTGTTAAAACAAGTTCAAGCAATGGAACAATAACCATTGACACAACTTCTTACCTTCCACTTACTGGTGGCACATTAACTGGTGCTTTAATAGGTACAACTTTTGCTACTTCAGCAAATAGTTATTATCAATTAGGATATGGAAGTGATGCCGCTTCAAGATCATGGCAAATAAAAAATGATGAGCTTGATCCTGGTGATTTAAACTTTTTACAATCAACAACAAGAACTGGTTCTACATATTCTACTAAGTTAAGAATAAAAGCAAATGGCACTTTAGTTGCTGGAGTTTTAGAAGCATCGACAACAACATTAACTGGCGCATTATCTGGTACAAGTGCTACGTTTAGTGGAGGTGATGATAAACCTTTAGTATTGGCATCTACAAATGCTTCAAATTTAGTTACAGAATATAAATACAATACTTCTACAACTATTGCATATATAGGAAATGAAACTGGTTTAACGGGGAGTGGAAGTTCTGGAAACTTTGGAATAAGAGCGCAAAATGGTTTTTTTATTTCAACTGGTGGTGCAACTGCAAGACTCACAATCGCCTCAACTGGTGCTGCAACTTTTAGTAATTATGTTACAATAGGAAACAGCAGTACAACTCCTTCTATATTAACTTTATATCCTTCTGCATCTGCAAAGGGATGGCAAATAACTGCAAATAACTATATAGGTAGTGCATTGGAATTTACACCTGCTACTGCAAATGGTGGGACTACATTCACAACTCCTGCAATGTTAATAACATCTGGTGGCAATGTTGGCATTGGAACGAGCAGCCCGAATACGATTTTAGATGTTAATACTGGTATTAGCACTTCTTCTGGAACTGCTATAATGATTTCTCAAAACACAACTGGCGCCGTTAAGCCAGGGGCTTCTTTTGGATTATCAATACAAAATGGAGGTGAGGCTACTAACGCAGCTGATTTATGGATTAGAACTGCAAGCGGTGGTACATTAACCGAAAGAATGCGCATAACGAGTGGGGGGATAGCAGTAATTGGTAATAACCCAACAGTATCTGCTGGTTTAGCTGCTGGCGGTCTTCATGTTAGTGATAGAATTGCTATTGCAAGTGGTTCAGTAGGAACACCATCACTACATTATGCAACAGATACTAATACTGGTATTTATTTTCCAGCAGCAGATACATTAGGATTAGTTACTGGAGGTGCCGAACGCATGCGCATCACGAGTGGGGGAGATGTTGAAGTTAATGGTACAGTATCTAAATTGACTTTGGCAAGTGATGGAGTACAAATGATTTTTGGAAGAAATGGAACAAACTATATACAAGCAAATGGAGGAACAAGTGCTGAAATAAGAGTTATTAGTAATACAAATGGAGTAGTTCTTGCAAATGGTGGAACTTCATGGGGTTCTTTATCTGATATAAATTCAAAAGATATAATTGAACCAATAGAAAATGCTTGTTATAATTTATCACAATTAAGAACAATAATTGGTAAATATAAAACTGATGATGAAAATAAAAGAAGGTTATTTTTAATTGCACAAGATATTGAAAAAGTATATCCTGAAGCAGTATTTAAAATTAAAAGTGAAAATAACGAAGAAAGTTTGGGTCTAAATTATCAAGATTTAATACCAGTACTTGTAAAAGCCATACAAGAATTAAAATCAGAATTGGATATATTAAAAAATAAAAACTAAATTAGCAAAAAACAAATACTATGACTTACAGAGATTTATTCGTATTAATCAAGAAGATTAAATGAATATATCTGAAATTGTTAAGTCTTTTGCGACTTCTTTAAACCCTACAAAAGAAGAGATTGAACTTGCTGAGGTTCGGTATGAAATTTGCAAGTCATGTAAATACTTGGAAAAGGGATTAATTGAAACCTGCAATATCTGTGGGTGCATTATAAAGAAAAAGATATTTTCACCAAGAAATCCTGCTTGTCCATTAAAAAAGTGGTAAATTTGTTAAAACTATATTTATGAAGTACAAAGATTTAATCTTAACAATGTCTTTGCTTGTCGCAAATATTGGCGATCAAAAGACCAAAACACAAAAGAAACTTTTAAAGATTCACGAACAATTGAAAAAGCATTATGATGCCTATCAGGAAAAGATCGGTGAATTAAGATTGGACAATGCATCTGTGGACAAGGATGGTAATCTGATCTTAGATGAGAAGGGCGAATACAAATACAATAAAGAGGGACTTAAAAAACTGAACGAAGCTGCCAAAGAATTATTGGAGGCTGAATTTGAATATAAACCTATTGAGGTAATGAATCCTGAAGGTTTAGATATTCACATTTATTTGCAGGGATGGGTAAACGGAGTAAACTTTCTAGAAAATGAAGAAGATATTACTCTTTAGTTTAATATTAACAGGATGCCTTTCTGAGAAGAAACTTGCTGAAACCTGTGCTGAAAAATACCCTATAAAAGAGGAAATTAAAGAAGTTTTGATCATAGATACAGTTCAGGCAACTCCTGATACGGTTGTAGTGCATTTTAAGGACTCAAATTTCACTTTTGTATGTCCACCTGTACAGACTATCACAAAAACAAAAGAGGTCGTTAAAACGCAGGAAAATACCGCTAAAATCGAATCTTTAAAAATAGCACACCAAAAGGAAATGCAGGATTATATTAAAGAATATAATATGCATGAGGAAAAGCATGAAAAAGAAATAGCTAAGTTAAACAAAGAGTTAACTCAGGCTAATGACAAGGTGGAAAGTCTGAGGAAATTCAAACGATGGTTTTATTTGATTATATTGGGATTAGTTGGTTACTTTGTAATTCATAATAGATGGTTAAGATTCCCTCTGTAAGTACAGGGGGTTTCTTTTTTTAGCAACAATTTATTGCATAATGTGTCATAAAATGCACTTTTTGATGTGCATTTGTTAGATACAAGTCACATTGTTTATAATATTTGTAACAAAATGAGCGACAAATATGTCAGTTTATAAGCTGACTTTTATAGAATTTTTGTCAGTTTATAGCCTTACTTTTTAACGGCGATGATCGCCGTCAATGAGCCGATTATTAAACTTATTTGGCTCAATTTGTCAAGTAAATTGCGCAAAAAACTTGACATTTGGCTGGATATATTTTTTTATAATTAGCCAAAAATATTTTTTTATTTATAAAAAAGGGTTTATATTTGAATCCTAAAACCATTTATTATGCAACTTGTACACATCAAATCTGATGTTTACCACCTTATAGGTGGGGATTACATCAACTGTTTCCTAACGGAAAAAGAACTTCTCAAATTAATTAA